GATTTCATTTGATAACTTGTCAAACGCACTTACAGTTTCTTCTTCTGTGTTTGCAAGTTCTTCTGCTTGCCTTGCAGCTTCTTCGGCTGCCTTGCCCATCTCGTCCAGTGTATTGTTATGTTTTGCAATCTCAAATTCATTTCCCTTAATAGCAGCTTTTAAGCTGTTCATCCTGATCTGCATATTCTGTGCAGCCTCAGAATTTTCGCCCTCACTTTGCACAATCTCAGCAAGTTTCTTTTCGTATTCCGACAGAATTGTGGAATAACTCTTGTTTACGGTCTTTAATTGTGTGATTTTTGCAGTTAGTCCATCAGCAGAATCGCTCCACTTGTCCGTTCCAGCAGTCGCTACTTTGAACTCTGAGTTTGCAAGAGCAATTTGTCGGTTTGCTTCTCTCAGGTTACTTTTTAGTTCTGATATATCGACCTTGAATTTTGTTGTAGTTTCCATACTTTTTGGCATTCTATCACCACCATCCGGCATTGTCGCTCGCCGGTTTCATAATCTTTCTTGATTTCTTTTTGTTCCTGTTGTGGTTTACCGTTCTTTTCATAAGTAAAATAACTTCGTGCATAGGATATTTTCGCACTTGTATCGGATTCAAGGACGTAAAGCGATCGCATAAAGAAACGGTTATTTCAAAAAACGAGTCATACATGGACGGGGTTTCCCCGCCCTCAATTAGTTTCCCTGTTTACCGTCTGCAAGAGAACCAATTTCAGAAAATGCATACTTGAACGCACTAACAAAAATCGGTACAAGTTCTTTCACTTTTGCACACCTAATTTCCGAATCAGTGACACCGGGGAAAATCTGTTTCAGCAACGGTTTAATTTGTGGCAAAACTTTTAAAACCATTTTTCCAACCTCCACCGTGTCGTCTGCTTTGTCAAGGTCAATGCAGTTTACAAGGTCTTCCATTGTTCCCCACAACAAGTCGAACTCGTTCGCCTTATAAGTCTTTGCAACTTTTCCGCCGTCGTAAATATTCAATGTCAACTCCATAAAAAATACCTCTCTTTCAAATTACACCGCATAGGGAAAACCCCATGCGGTGTATTTACTTGTAAAAATTACACGTTAAGGACCTGTCACAACTTCTACGTCAGAAGGTGTCATAACCTTTGTAGTCCAGTTAGCCAAATTTGCAGCCCGTCCATATCTCTCATCTACAACAATACCGGAGATAGATTCGATTCGAGTAACACCGCCAGATTGACTTGTTGCCTGTACATCATCTCGGAATAAAAATTTATACACTGTATTCACGGCGGTAAATGTGAGCTCCGTGTTTGTTGTGTCGATAGAATCGGATTCCGTGTTTACCTCTTCTGAAGGAATAGCAAACACGCCTTTATATTTCCAAACATAACGCCAGAATCCGTCTGTTCCCTTTGTCTTATATCCGATTGCAAATTGTCGTGGCGTGATATTACCCTCAATCAGCATACCTCTTGTAGCGTCAAAAGCTTGCCCAGTAATATCAGCCAAAATTGCAAGCGGTGGAGGTGCTACTGTCAAAGTAAATGTTTCAGCACCCTTTGCTGTAATTGCAATCATACCCTTATTGTCGTAGAAATGCGTCTCACTGGATGATTCCACTTCTTTTGAAATCGTTGCCGTGTAGGAAAGCCGTTTCGGCGTTTCGGTTGTATAGTTTCCTTCGCTGTCCTCTGTTACTCTTGCATAGAATAAATCTTCAACGCCCCGAAATTCAAAAACACTATTTGCATTTGCCATGTTTTATTCCCCTTTCAAGGTTTTTAGATATGAAACGCCAATGCCCCGTCCGGTGTGCGTGTTTTCGTCACTCGCAAGATCGTAGGTATCGCCCCAAACCTCAAAACCGTTTTCTTTCAATTTCTTCTTTGCATTTCTCAGAACACTATAGGCTTTTTCTACGTCTACACTGTAAAAATTTACATCGTATTCGTATAATATAGCGTGTTCCTCGTTGTCGTAAAATCCACTTCCATCCGCTGAATTATTCCAGAAAGTAAAAAAGTTATCTGGATACGGTTCACTTTCTAAAAAGCTGCCCTGCCGTCGTACTGGATAGCCAAACTCGGACAATACGTCAATTAAAAAATCTTCCATATTTTACAAGTTCCTTTCTATCCACTTTTCGATTGCTTCTCGCTGCATTACTTTGATAGCTGCAATAGTTTTTCTGCCATAAAACGCATCATATAGCCCCGGTACTTTGTTCATAGGCGGTTCATGTCGTGGCGTGCCATACATCAAATACAATGACGCTCCGCCTGTTTCTCTAAAACTAAAACCGATTTTCATTTCTCCAGTAAATCCAGACCAGTCCACGGTAAAATTTTTGTCAAGAGAGTTTTTGACTTTACCAGACCAGTATTTACCGCCTGCCGGCATGTTGCCTTTTGTCATGATAGAATCGACCTGTTTGTTTATGTATTCTTTAGACGCTTTCAAACCGGCTTCGGCTGCCTTTTTCAGCCCTGCTTCTCCGGCTGCCTTTTCGATTCCTGCAAGTACGTCTTCCCATCCTGCAAACTGCAAGCCAATTTTATTTTTTGCCACGTCATACACCTCCAGAAACAGAACGCACTTTAAACCGGATGATCTGGTTTCTCATATTGATGTTTTCTGGAGTTCCCAAAATTTCATATGCTTTTCCGTCAACGTTTTTTATAATGCAATCTGCTTTTATATCTGGTCTATACCACGTTTCAACGGTTGCCGTATCTTCTACCGTCAAAACATCATTGCTAAAACTTTCAGTACCACCAAATGTCCGAAAACTGCAATAAAATAATTCTCCAGATTCCGGGTATAATTTTTTTACAACGCCTTTTACAACCTTTGTTTCTGGAATAAATAGAAACATTGGAACGACAAACGGTTCAGACGGTCTATAATTTGCCATAGTATCACCCCAAATTTGAAACGACAGTTACAACACTTGCACGGATAGCAAGCTTTTCTTCTGTAACTTCTACAACACAAATTTTATGTCCATCTTCTGCCACGATATCGGAAATGCCGTCCCATGTTTCCCATTCTGTCAAGTCTTGACTGTATTCTGGCAATGCGTCCGTAAAACTGTACTTGTAAAGCGAATACGGTGTCGAACCTGCAACCGTTATCTTTGTAGTACCGATTGTAGATCCTGCAACACTATGTAATTCAATTTTTCCTAACACCGGGCTCGCATCTTTATAAACGAGTTGTACCGCACGCTGTATAAAGTACTGCGACAGTTCCGCCGAACCCATGCCATAATTCCATAAATCCGAAACTCCCCGAATGATAACACCGACCGAATCAGAACTATTTACAATTTCATTTCCCACGCCCGCATCGACAAGAAAATTTTTCACGTCTGCTATGTACGTTTTCAAGGTATCATCTTGATATGTGCCTGTGATATTCAAGCCGGTTTTTACTTTATTCAATAATTCTTCATCGGTCATGTGCTACCACCTCTTTTAAGATTTTGGATAGTTCTTTGTGATAAATTGGAGAACCTCAACGATTGTTCTGCCTGTCACATCATCTACACTATTGGCACAGCCAATGGCAACAGCCAACTCTTTCAGTGCTTCTACTTTTGTCATAAGTTACCACCTTATTTCTGGAAAATATAAACGCTGTTCACGTCAAGCAGTTTGCCGTCCATAATGCACAAGCCCTTGTTGAAATACTTGTTCTTATCATCGTCAAACCAACGCTTGAAACCAATCTGCATATTTGTGTTGATGGCGTAGTCTGTCGGTTTAAGATAGATTGCCCACGCTTCTCCACTACCGGCTGTGTCGTAGTCTTTCAGAATGTCAGGCTCTACAAGGATAACCTCACGACCTGCAAATCTGCAGGTAGTGTTTCCAGATACAGGATCATAAGTTTCATTGTAAAGCGGTCTGTCGTTTGCGTCTTTCATCGTCATGATATAAGTTTCCCACGTTGCAGCGGTCATAATCATAACGCCCTCGCCACGGTATGCAAGCGGAATCTTTGCAAAGAACTTTGTTCTCCACTTTGTCCAGTCTGCCATGTCAGCGGATGAAAGCGTGATTTTGTTCTTAACCCGTGCATCGTTCAAAATACCAAGAGGCTGTCCGCTACCAGTACCAGAAATAATAATTCTGTCAAATTCCTTTACAAATGCTTCTGCAAGCAAGCGTGCCATCTCTGTTTCCAGATACGGCAAAGAAACAACCTGCGAAAGCAGAGACTGTGCCAGACGTGCTTCTACAATGTGATAGCCGAAGGAAACACTTGTCTTAATTTCCGGTACTGCCTGAGTTTCGGAAACGGTTGTTTCTGTAATCCATGTGACAGTCGGTACAAGTTCCTCGATCGGGAATTCAACGCCGCCCTTCACATTCAGCATTCTAACCCGATTGTACAAATTTCCATAAACTTTTAAATCCTTAATAAATTCATCCATAATCGTGTTAGGAATGATTTTACCAACGTCGGATGTAATCAGCGTCTCGTCTGCACGCTTCTGGTAGTTCCATTCTCCTGTTTGCACGTACCGCATAAATGCCTGTCTGTATTCCATGCTGTCAAGTGCGTTTCCGGTTCTCTGTTCGCCCGTTGCCATTTTGAAAGAACCAAGACTCCGTGCCATTGCCGGATTGAACGCACAACGCTGCGGCTCACTCTGTGGCGGTGTTGTGTCGCTCTGTCGGTCGTCGTTTCCGGCATCGGTGTAGTCATCCATCTCTGCGAGTTTGTCCTTTGCTTCCTGCAATTCGTCAAGAATCGTTTTCAGCGTTTCACCCAGTTCCCGAACTTCCTGTGCAGATTCGGACTTTTTAATCTTTTCCCGAATCGCTGCTTCTTCTTTTTCTTTCTTTGCAATCAGCTTTTTCAAAAATTCTCTCATTCGCTTATACCCCCATCAAATACTTCAATTTCAGCTTTTCCAATTCAACACCATCGTGCTTTTGTAAAGCCTTTCTCGCTTCTTCTACCGCCTCTTTATCACGGGCGGAAATTTCCGTTTTCTCATATGCCGGAAAAGTTACAGCGGAAACCTCAGCAACAGAACCGATTTTGTTTATATACCGTGTTGGATGATCCGTTTCAAGTCCTTCCCATTCGTCCGAATCAATTGTAAACATGAATGACATACCTGAAATGTCCTCACGCTGCACCGCTGAATATAAT